TGTGTCCGTGTACGGGAAACACATACAGGGTTGATGTTTTCGAACATGTGTTCTGTGTCCGTGTACGGGAAACACATACAGGGTTGATGTTTTCGAACATGTGTTCTGTGTCCGTGTGTGAGAAACACATACAGGGTGATGTTTGCGAACATGTGTTTATGCGTTTGATTTTAATTCAAGCCATGCAGAACCCGAGTAAATATAATATGAACTTTTATTTACTGTATTATCATACACATGTAAAATTGTATTCGGTTTAACATTTTCTGATGGTAAATCATCAAAATTGCTGACCACATTTAAATAAATGTCACTAGGTAAAAATCTTGGAGAGTTGAAACCAGTTCCATATTTTACAGGTTTTATTACGCTTTTTAGTTTCTGTATAGTGTCGCAAAAAGTGACGTTATTAGTTCCATCATATAGATAATAGTTTTTCAATGATTTACTCCGGCAATAAATGTTACTATTACAAATGTTGTTTCCTACATAAACATTTGTAATATCACACGTAGATAAATAATGATAGTCAAATATTGTTTCAATATTATTGTTTTTAATTACTAAAGTTGTTATTGCCTGAGCTCCGTCAGAATTAAATAAACCATTACATTTTATGTTGTTATTAGTGATGTTTATTCTTGTAATATTAGAACAATTTTCATTAATTTTAATAAATCTTGGAATCTCGAGACTATCATCACTAATATTAAAATCGTTGTTATCTATGGTTGTTTCAAAAATACTAGGCGAATCTATAATAATCATAGTGGCCTGCGTTGTGTTAAATTGGTTATTTTTTATTTTTAAGTGTGTTTTTGATGATATCTTAATAAAGGGAACGTTTAAAGTGTCGATATTATTACCACAAATAAAAACATTTTCAATAGTTCCTTTACCCTCAACTGTTGTCTGAATACATCCGTCAAGGTTCGGTCTTTTATTGTTTACCATATTGATAAGAGTGTTATTATTAAAATATATGTTTTCGGATTTAGTGTCAGTGCCAGAAATTTGTCCAATTGCAATTAGAGCGTTACTACCACCTTTAAAAATATTTTCTTCAATCTTAATGTTTTTACCGTTTCTTGTCTGAATGAATGTGTCAAAACCAGTGTTTAATGTTTGCGATGTTCTTGTGAAAATGTTTTTGTTTATAATACAATCTTCGCAACCAGAGCTATCCTCTTCGACCGTTAAATAAATGCAGTGTCTGTCAACATTTGTAAAGCAGTTATCTGAAATAATAGCTCGTTTGCAGGAGTTAAGAACAATCCCATATCCGTTGATATTTGTTTGCACTAAATTTATGAACTTATTACCGCATATAGTTAAGTTATTTGCATTGTTTGAATGGAAAGCATTTTTCATTCCAGTAAAGATGTTGTTAGATATATTTGCGTTGCTAACATCACAAGATAATGCATAAAAACCACGGATGTTATTATTCTCACCAACATTTACGACATTATTTCCAGTAAATATTTTACCCTTTAAGTTAATACCTTTGTCAGATAAAATTTTGTAATTGGTATTAATACTACCATATTTTAATTCAATGTCCCTATTGATTAAAAAAGTGTTAAACTCATCCCATACAATACCGTGTTTACCGGCTTCTTCTACCGCATCAGAATCGTCTGTTATACCGTCACCCTTTGCACCATACCATTTAGGCATAACATATGGAATTATACTTTCTGTAAATATCTGTAAAATAGTTCCATTTTCAAACATTTCATCTAATTTTTTATTAATTTCATCCTGTACATCTAAATTTTTAAAATAATCCTGCACATAATTTTTCAGATCGTTAAAAGCATCCTGCAAGTTGTCAAAATTTTTCTGCATTGCTTTCCACTGCGCTATAATTTTGTTAAATTCCTGTAAAAACCAATCCTGATTAAGTTCATGAAAATTACTGTAAGGCCCTAAATTTTCCATGCTCATATAATGTTACCTCCTTTAATAAACCATTAAGCAAAAATTTTCGATAAAACTTTCTGCAATTACATCATATAAATTGAATACCACTAAATCTCTTTCGCTCTGTATCATCTGTTGTGACGTTGTAACTCCGATGTTTCCATGCGCACGTCCAGTTCTTGTATGACGTCCAGTCCTACCACCATTTACACTTTCATTTTCCGTGTCTTTTCCTGTTTCCGTATTAGTGATCGTTCCGTTTTCTGTCGTATCTCCGTCTGTGATCTGCTTTGCATGATCTGTAAGCCCTGCATTAAAAGCGGTATTCTGATCTGTTACGTTAACACTGTTCATAACTTTATTGGTACTAGTGCTTTTTACGCTGTTTGTTGTGTTTCGTGTGTTATCTCTTGCGCTAGTGCTAGTTTCATCATCATTATCTGTCCAATCTTCCATACGATCATAGTTTTCGATAGGATTATATTCAAGCACTGTCGTATCATATAACTTTTTCCAGTTAATCTGATATTTGTTACTCCATATCGTAATACGATTTTTCATATAAGTAAAATCTGGATATAAAATCTCCAACTCTCTCGTCCGCATCAAAATCGCATCAATAGCAATCTGTTTCACAAGCCCCTCAGGAACATTAAATCCGTCAAACAATGTATTATCATAGTTATATAATCCTTCAACGGTTAATAAACTCAATCATCATCACCTCCTGATGTTTCACGTGAAACATTTTTTTCACTCGGATTATGTCTCCAATTTACACTTACATCCACACCAAACATTTTCTTAACATCAGCGCAACTTTTCTGCCATCCATCCAACCACATTTCCATCCTAGTTGAAGTTTCCACGTCATTGCTCTCAGCTTCGGAAGATATCATTCTTTCTTTCTTATCCGATCTGGCGGAGGGAATACCCACTTCAGTACAAAACAATTCTTCCAATCTTCTCAGTGTGTCCAGAACATCTCCTGCAATATAATTCTGTCGTAAATTGTTAACAAAATAATCCCACGGTTCCTCCGTCTGATCTCCTCTCTGAATCCTCAGTTTATCATCATAGAAAACAGCTAATTCACCTCTCATTACCTGATCCATGACTTTTTTCAGACTTTCCGCTCCCGCTTTATTCCTTGCTCGGAAAACATACGCAAGCTTACTATTCATAACGTTCATGTCCAACGATTCCATAGCGATAGCCATCTCATTCGCATATCTGCCAACCAGATCCATGATCCCGCCATAGTCAGCGGTACACTTAAAAAGAACACACTGCTCACCGATCACAGGCTCAATCACACCTTTTAGTAACGGATTACTAATCACCGCCTGCGCAGGTCTGTAAAATACATTATACCCCTTGAGCGTACATCCCTGCGGGATTACTCCAAATTTGTCAGTGTTAATGATCGCAACTGTGCCCCAACAATACAAACAATATAAAAAATAATCTTTGTCCCAATTATCAGGCACTTCCCATTTCATCACAGAAATAGCTTTCTGCAACAAATACCTCTGAAAATACCAAAACAACTGAGTATTTTTACAGTGATTAGTACTCGGGCTTATACTGCTATTATACTGATTGATATAATTATACATCACAGGAGCACCAATTCCTGTATCACATCCAAACATATATCCACCTCCTACAAACTATTAAAATAATCAAACCATGCTCTAGCATATCCGGCACGTTCCTGATGCAAGCTAGCAGGTCTTTCGTAGTTAGCCTGAAAAGCAAGTGCAAGATATCCTGCATCCTGTGTGCTAACACTCCACTCTCTCCAACTTAAAGGGTACGCACTTGTACTATACCATTGTGGCTCGATACCCCAGTTTTTGATTCCTGAACTCTGTTGAAACTCTGCAAAAATAACACTCAACTGTTTCTGACCATCATACCAATCATCATGACTTCCATATAATACGTCAATAACTTTATATAAATCAGTCGGCGGTGTCCACTGAACAAGCCCGTGTCCAGTACCACCAATTTCAACCAATGCCGGATTGAAAGTACTTTCCTGTTGTATATTTCCGCAAAGTCCCGCAATAGCATTTACGCTCCATCCCTGAGATTTAAAATAATTTAAAATTACAGTTGCGTTATTTATTGCTTTTTCGTTGTTTCCACACAGGTTAGCGGTGGGATTGCCAAAATACTCACTGTTTCCTCCAACCTGCCAATCACCACCAGAGAAAGGCCAACGGTAACAATGTGTGTAATGAGTACCGCTCTGTATATCATACGTATTAATACTAACCTGATCTGGCAGAGGTTTTTTTGAAGTGTGCGCTCCCATCGTATGACCGCCATTGTCGAGATCATGAACAATTTCTGTATGCTGATGTCCACTGCTATTAATAACAAGAATATCTCCAACATGAAAATCAAAAGTAGCAAAGTCTGTTATTATAATTTCCTCAAATCCTAAACTTTTTAAAATTCCACCCATGGTGTAAGTTGTAAAAGGCCATGCGCTCAAATTGATCTCATAACCCGCATGACCTAAACCATACCATACGAAAGATGAACAATCATAGTATGTTATGCCATTAACTGTGCGTTCGTTCCTGTAGTCCTGTGAATAACCAACCGCAGGATCGTTACATTTTTCTATCCACCAACTCATTGCCTGTAGCATCAACCCACCGATTCCGCCTGATCCACCAGATCCCCATGGATTCTGCCCTGAGTTAGCACTTGTCATAAGCGCAACGAACATTGAAATATTGCTTGCAGGAAAGCTACGCATAATATACACCCCCCTCAAGGAATTGTTTGATCTGTTCTTTTTCGTTTCGGGTTGCTCCCTGCACATTAATCGAACCATTTTCAACCACATAATACCCAGCGCCTAACTCCTGCATTGTTCCATTCTTCATATAAGGTCTGCCATTGTCTGCACGATCTTCATCCGTGATTTTATAGAACGTTTCAATAACGAAAGGTATACGTGCTATTGATAACAATGTACCATTAACACCTCTTGTATGTACATCGGGTATTGCACTCTCAACCGCATTTGCAACTCCTGACGCACTTCCCAAAAAATTACCAGAAAATAAATTCCCGATACTACTTAACAAATTACTTCCACTTTCGATAATATTTGTCCGTAAATCACTCACCTGTATGTTAACTCCAATCTGTGCGTATCCACTATACAGAGTAACACCTCCCGCGCTCACTGACATAACACCAACTCCGCTCATACAGTCAATAGTTTCGCTGACTGTTACGCTCTCAGCACTTGCAACTTTTCCTCCGTCAATATCGAACGTACCCCACGGGTCAATAGTTAACTGAATCCTGCGAAAAGGTGAAGCGTTAAGAAATGTTCCACGTGAAACTTGCGGATGCTGTGAAACTGGCATTTCAAAAGACCTGCTATAAAAAGGCTTATTACCCAACTTCAACGCAGTCACATCGCAAGACCAAAAACCAAACTTAACCTCTGAAACCTGTTTACTTCCTGCGCCAACATTTTCACAAGGAAACCACATAACACTTGTCAGATATTGAAACGGATTGAACAAACATTTTAGCAAACTATCCGTGATCTGCTGACCTGAGATGTTCGCCCAGTCAAGAGTGGAAAATATCTTTGAGCAAAAATCTGCGAAGTTAGTAGGAATAAACGCATAGAAATTGGTAAGTCCATCCTCGCCCACAATGCCACATACAAAATAGCCTTGATTCAGTCCATATTCAGCAACCGGAAATAAACCCTCGTTAACAACTGTCCTTTTCTTCACAGGTGTTGACAGTGTTGGGTATAAAGTATCCATGACATCTCCATCAAAACTCGTTGAGCTTCTGATAAAAAACAAATTACTTGCCTGTATCGTATCCCGATACGTTGCCAACACATCCACAACGCAATGTGCAATCCAAGTGTTGTTTCTGTATTCCCAATCTTCAACCCAGTATGATCTCCCAAATTCACTGATATCACAATAGTTCCAACTCGGCGCCGATCCTCCATTTCTTAATATGATCTGCGGATTTTCAATAGAACATGGCTCATTTATATTACAGGAAACGGCGGTAACATCACCGCCGACAACTCCTGTAGAATTAACTCTTTTGCTTGCCGTTTTAAAGTTGACTGTTACCGCCATTATATCCTCCTATTCCAGAACAAAAACAAGTCCATTCTCTGTAAGATCATTCCAATAACGATCTGTGAAATGATAGTAGATATTCCAATATCCTCCAGCACTATTGAAAGGCGTTGTGCTACTCCACTGATTGATCGTGGTAAGTCCCATAGCCTCCTCGTCAAACAGTACTGCAAAAATATTGCTTATTTCCTGAGCGGTACCTTTTTTTACACTTCCGTCAGGCTCCATAACGCTAGGTATAACATTAATTCCCATCGGGCTCTCAATTGTCTGCCAGAAATTGACCTTTTCATTTGTGGCAATTTTGAGATACTGGTCATGGAACGTATTACTCAGTACTGTGGTGTCTGCCGTATGCAGATCTGGGCTGAAAATCATAATATTCTGCATACGTAGTGGTGTATGCCTTGCAATCTCTTTATTTGTAATGTTTGCATGAAAACGTGTGGTTCTCTCTGTGAAAAAGTCCATGTAAGTCATGATCTTAGCGCATGCCCATTTATAAAAACTCGGGAAATTCTCCGCTGTTCTTACGCCATCAGCGGTTAACTGTGATTTGTTCTCGTTATTATACATGGTAAGCAACTTAACAACATGCTCTCCGGTATATCCTTCTGTATTTGCAGTAACTCCTGCCTGCCATATGTTTTTAGCGCCGATGTAGTTTGCAACACAAGCACGTGCCATGCTCTCATGTGCCTGTTCGATCATGTCCATAGTATTCTGAGTGTACATGGAAATGAACTGGCCAAACTCATCCGGATTTCTGAAAGCCTGATCTAACTGATCCCTAAAGTACGTTCTGTGTCTCTGGAATACCTGACCGCCATAGAAATTAGTCTGTAAAACTTTTCCTTTTTTGATCTTATACATATCAACCGTTGTATCATCATCGAGTGGCTGTCTCTGATCGTCTTCCCAGTCATCGTCCAGCATCCCCAACTTACGCACATGATTTCCCCACTGCTGTGTGCTTCTTCTTAACCCTTTAAATTTTGCGTTGTATGGTCTTACAGAAAAGATCGTCCTGTCTAATACCTGAGAAATGCTGTTCATGATCCTGTCATTACCCACAAGTAACGCTGTCTGCGCCTGTGCTACAAACGAACTTGTGTCCGTTGCTTTCATGGTTTCAACGCCTGTGGCCTGTTTCACAATATCATTCAGAACTGTGCTGATCTGATCGAAACTTAATGTATTCGTCATTATTTTTCACCTCCTGTCAATCCCTCATAGTTTGGTGGATTGATAATGCTTGCTATAGCATCCTCTGTTGTAACCTGCTTCGGAACTGCGTTCTGCATCAGATTAACGTTGTTATTCTGTACTGCACTTGTGAGACTTTTAAGCGCGCTCAGAACATCATTCTCATCTCCGATCTGTCTGGCCTGCTGTGCCTGTGTCTGCGGATATGCCTGCGCCTGTGCCTGTGTCTGTGGATATCCCTGTGGAAACTGCTGTGTATATCCCTGTGCACCCTGCGCCTGTGCCTGCTGATAGTTCTGTGGATAGAACTGTGGCTGTGGCTGTGGCTGTGGCTGTGGCTGTGGCTGTGGCTGTGGCTGTGGCTGTGGGGCACGCTGGGTGGCTGTGCCTGACATTGCAAGGATTTCATCTTTTGTGAATCCTGCTGAAATGAGTGTAATTAAGTTGTCTAACGTCATATCTTGTAATCCCTCCTTAGATATTTTTTGTGAGAAAAGCCTGTGGAAATGATACCGTCATGTTCATATGTGACTGCATACCAATCACCGGAGTAGCATCCTAGACAGATGCATTTAGTTTTTTTCGGCATTTCTGCGATAACTGTTCCGTCTGTACTAGGCTCTGCCCTGATCATCAGAGGCTCTGTGTTCGTTTCGACGATATACACACCTCTGATATTTTTGTTGTAGTTGATCGTCATTCTTTATCACTCCCTGTGATATGATCTGTAAGTTTTGTGATCGCCTGAGTGTTATTGTTGAGTGCGTCTGTCATGTTTTTCATTTCTTCCTTGTGTGCATCCGTTTCTTTCTGCCATAGGTAGAAAGTAGCGATAAGGCAAGCGCAAGGCACACCAATGTTACTGATAAGAGTTGATAACGAGTTAACGTCCATATTTCACCTCCATTGATTATATTTAGCACAACATATAATATGTTTCACGTGAAACATTAAAGAAATGTGAGAAATGTTTCACATGAAACAAAACATATGCAGGCTTTGACACTCTGCATATGTGACGAAAGATTAAGTGCTACAAATTCTTGAGTTGTACATACTCATGCACATTGGATCATTATGATCCCACGCTCCCAACGTGCTGTACGTGTGCCACGAACACTTGTCTTTCTACGAAAGATTATAACCGACAAAAAAGGACAAGTCAATACTTGTCCTTAAAATAATTTTCAAAAAGTGATTTTGATGTGATATCCTCAAATGTGATCTTATTTGATAGGTACATATCCCAGAGATATACATAGTCACGACGGAAAGCCTTTATATCCTTATCAGACTGCGTATATGTTGGTGGGTTACCCGAGTGATGACGGGTAACGTATATTGTATTTTTGTTTTTCCGCTCGTATATTGTTATAGAATCCATACGACATAACGGAATTAACTCTTTAATGTTTGTAGGTTTGATTCCTGTATAATCCGCAGAATAGAATTCATTGCCGAGTGCCATACGATTAAAATTTGAATCCGCTCCAGACATTTTATAGAGTGCTGTTTCTTTTTTGCGCTCTGATATAGGTGAATCGAATAGGTTAAAAAGTCCGATCCCTCGCTCTTGCATGATTGAAACTGATTGTTTTTTGATATCCATTGCAGATACTTTTTCCATTAAGTTGTTTTCGATGAACATGTTGCAGGATAGATTTTCAGAGTTTGAAAAGAGTAGGAACTGAATAGGTGTTTCTCCGTCCAATTCTCGGTTCCTGTTCATAGTTTCATATGCATTTTTAAAAGCATATCCAGCATTTTCAACTTTGCGTTCACGTTTTTCCGGTATAAACTCGTCATATATTCCTATCTCTACATCCGAAGCATCAAAACCTCGTAAGTTAGCGAACGTATTTAGGGCGATTGCATAGCCTAGAATCGTGCCCGTATACACCAGTTTTCCATTATCGTCTGTGTATGTATTATAGAATCCTGCCACGTTTTTTCCGATCGTTTTCGGATAGATTGACCATCCCATGTCTTTGTTCAATTTTTTAAAAGGTGAAAGCTCTGGAATTTTAATTGTGTCAATCTGTGCCTGTAAGGATCGCATATACACGAAAATTTTTTTGTGTTCAATACAGTATTTGAGGCCACCATAGGTTTTCCCCGTACCTCTGCCTCCCCATACGTAGTTGAATTTTTGCCCATATCCTAAAATAGCAGGTATCGACAGATACCCGCTATTTTCATATAATGATAACATATTATTTCTGTGGCTCTGGCATGGGGATGTTCTTTTCAGAATATCCCATACGGGCTAACGCACGATCTGGGGAAACAAGCGCGCAAATGAGGTAATCACGGCCTGATTTTGAAGTTCTGTGAAGAACCTCGATGAAAAACATATCAGGAACTTCTTCCATATCAGAAACACGATCAACAATATCCTCGAATGATTCTCTGAAAGTTGCTGACTGACCGGAATATGTTTCACCTGTGTTTGCATCCTGCACTGAAATACATGTGATCTCATTTCCGTTGTTATCAACTGTGAGATATTTAACCCATGCTCCGACGCAAATGAGCTCTTTGTTTTCCACATTTTTTAACGATGTGATTGCCGGTGATTCAATAAGGTCATATTCTGAATAGATATCGAGATTTTCTGATGATTTAATAATAGTATACTGTTTCTTTGCCATGATTTAGTTCTCCTTTTCTTTGATAATGATTGCGTTTTTTAAAAAATCTTCTGCATCCATCCCGTATAATTTTGTTTCTTCGGATGCTATTTCCCAGTCAATTACAATTCCAAAATTTCTTTTTTTAATCTCTTTGCTGATCTGCTCATCAGTAAGATTTCCGATCAAACAAACTTCCTGTACAAACTCACACTTATTCTCAGGATCGTAGCAGATAACGTTGATCTTGTTAACTGTTAATGAACGTGTAATTTTCATATTATCACCTCCTTGTAATATCTCTTTACATGAATTATTATAACGCTTATGTTAATTTCTGTCAAACGTTTCTTTAAATTCTTTTAATGTTCTTGTGTCCGCCAAAATTCTTCGGTACTCATCTGTTATTCCTATAGTGTAAGTTGACGGTCTGATAACTACGTTCTGGGTTATTTTTAAAACATGATTTTCAACGGTGAAATCCCCATACAGAACGTCGTTGTACACACTTTCAGTTCCTCCAGATCGTAAAAAGGTGAATCCAGTTTTGAAAGCTTCAATTCCTCCATGTTCTTCTAACTCATCTGGTGCAAGCTTTTTATTAACTCCCGCGATTGTTGCGTGAAGTATTCCATCTTCAGTTCTATAGACATATTTTTTAGCACCAAGAGTGGAGAATTCAGTATACGTATCCTCGTATTCGAATACCCCCATATAGTGTTTAATGCTATAACGATCTGTTGCGTATGCGGAATTGGATATACTTTGCTTTTTTCTCTCAGAATTGTATCTATTAAATAATTCATCAATATTATCACCTCTCACTTTTATATATTTTACCGAATCTGTATCACTGTATACATAACGATCTCCAACTATATTGATTCCCTCTTTTAAACGCAAGCGAGCCCACGCTGTCACCCATACACCCCATTGATATGGCAAGAAAGCTGTTCTGTTATATTTAGTGAGTAGTGTTTCACGTGAAACATTTTCATCAACTGTATATATGTTTTCTGCGGATTCTGTAAATATTAATGATTGTTTTACGGGTGATTGAACCATCATTCCATAGCCAGCATTAAGCAATGCCTTTTGTAAGTTGTAAAAAAGCTCCTGCTCTACTATACCTTTTAATTCTGTTTTGTTCGTATAATATTTACGGAAAATGTCTTTCAACGGTTCTGGCAATGCTCCGTATTTGCTCTCATAACACTCTGTTATTTCAAAATGTTTCCATTTGTACTCATGTTTCATTATCTCATAATCAATATCAGTAAGCGTTGTTTCGATATATTCAGCGCTTAAAATACGCCCATTGTCAAGTGTTTCACATGAAACATTTCTACATTTTGAGTATGAAATATAGGGCGCTCCGTAATACTTGTCGATCTGCTCAATACCTGTTATTTTACATCGGAATAAGAGGGCTTTTCCTCTATCCAGTTTCTTATCTATATCAGATTCATCTATTGATCCGATATATACAAAACGTGTCATCGGGAAAACACAATTCAACACAACGTCAGGATAAGAGGATGACCTATCATATGATCCGATTCCTAGAATATTTTTACCATCTGCACGTATCACGGTTCCTGAGTAATAACGGTTAGCGTGAGTATCTCCGCCCCGAAACGCCTCCTCTAGCAGATCGAAAACATCTATAGTGGGAAATATATCCTTGTGTTTTCGTGACCAACCATACATGGCTTTTTTCGTTTCACGACGTACATAACCGGTTGACGTTAATGGTAGTGTATATAGATTGTCATTTGACAGTATCATACGTTTATACATTGCTTCAACTAGTCCAATCGTGTCGTATGTACTATACTTTATTTCATAATCGGTTAGTTCTGTCCATGGAAAACGCTTTTTACTATAATCGAATTTTTCACCAGATAATTTCTGATGTTTTACTTTCATTTTTGAGGTAAACGTATTTAGTGACATATTAGTTTGTAAATATGAGCAACGAAACTCGAAACGCTCTAACATTTCACATTTCAATATTCTACGTGATTTTATGGCAAAAACTTCATCCGGTGAAAATGTATATATACCACGCAAAAACTGAAATTCATATGAAAGATTATGAACAAAAATCATATAATATGCATAGTTATCGTCATTCATAAGCTGATCCAGAAAAAGCTCAAATTCTGTCCATGTTCTTCCTATTATAGTGTCAATATGTAAATCATCAAGAAAGAGAATCGAAAATTGCCAGATATACATTATTGACTGTTCAATATCTTCCAATCTAGTTGTCTCGATATCGAAAGCACACAAACAATTTTTATATCCCTTTGCTTTTTTACTTCCTCTGTTAGATCTAGTATCATGTAAACATGATAAATTCTGTATTCTAGTATAATTATATGTATCGACAGTATACAGAGTTTCCATGTGTTACCTCCTACGTTTACGTTTACCTGCTTTCCTTTTCTGACGTTTTACTTTTTCTTTCTTTGCTATTCTAGATTTCAATTTTGAAATGTTTCGTGATCCCGTTTTCAGAAATTCCTTATATAGATTTAACATTTTGCCTGTACTCAGCTTTTCACCATCAGAATATAAATCAACGGCAAAATCAGAATCATATATTCTATCTGATGCAAAATCTCTGATTTGTTCCATAAAACGCCCAAAATTTAGTAAATCCTCATGCGTTTTTAACTCTGTTCCGTACACATCGTTAATTTTCTCCATCTGTTCTTTTTCTCGTTTTTTCAATCCTGTTACTGTGGTTCGATCTGATCCTATAATAGTTGCTAGTTCGGACAACAAGTGATAGAGTTCTCTATCACTTGTAATATCTTTCAACTGCTTGTAACGTTGGATCGGTCGATCCGTTACAAGGTTGATATCTTTATAATCAGATTTCAGTAATCTTTCATAACGTTTACGCCAGATTGATCTCAAACGTGAATACTCTTTTCTAACGTCTTTCATATCCCACGTTAACTCAAGAGCGAGCGGTGTATAATCGTCTTTTGTTCTTATAAGACCTTGTGGTTTACTCTTCTTCAAATAAGACTTTTTTGTTGTCAATAGGAACACCTCCCTCTAATTTATTGTAGTATACAGGACGAAAATTTTCTTCAAAATCCACAACATAGTCCTGAACGATTGCCATTGCGACTGCACCTGTGTATGCCTGTACTAGCAGATAATCACATTTGTATTTACACTGGCTTTTAATGATGTTCGGTGTATTTAATTCTTTTATATACACTTTATACCATGATTTTTTACTGTTTAGTGGTCTGCTCATTGTATAACCTCCATTTCTCTACACATATCAGGATATCGTCAAAACTTGCCATTGCTCCCCACATTATATATGGCTTATGATCAAAACACTTTTTAAATTCGGAACAAATCTCTGGCTGGCTACATGAATTACAAAATTCAGTATCATTACATGTAAAACATATATCACAATAATTTTTCATTTCTTATATCCTCCTGACCATTTTGCCCCACACCAAACTCCATACGGAAAAATTAATATAGCACCAAAACCAAACCACAATATAGCATCCAACATTAATATACACACCTTCTTTCTATCTCTTCTTTAATCCACTTACGTTCCCGATAACGCCACGGGAAACGCATTATTTTGTACTCTTGAAATAACTCTCGAGGTGTAATCCAAGCAAGATAATTCTTATAACTTTCCTCATAATCTGACATATCATTCCTCCTGTAATTTGAAATGTTTAAATGTGTTGATAAATGCTAATGTATATAATGATGTGTGTCCCCGCGGATATACATACCATTTATCTGTGATATTCACTAACAACTTTATACAATCAGTAAAGCCATGATTCCAATGTGCATAAAACAGGTATGTACTTCCATTAATTTCATACTCATCCTGTAGCTGTCTCTTATACACATCTGACGCTGCCGACGATCGCATAAGTG